ATCTACTAACACTATTGATTTAGGTGTTGCTAGAGACATGGGTGAAGGTACTGCTTTGTACATGAACTTTGCATTAACTGAAGCATTTGCTAACGGTACTAGCGTAACTTTTGAAGTTATTACTAGTGCTTCTGCAAACTTAGGTACACCTACCGTTATTGGTAGCAGTGCAGTATTAGCTACAGCAGCACTTACATTAGGTAAAAACATTGTTGTACGTTTAAATCCAGATATTGCTGGCAAAGGCCAAAGATATCTTGGTGCTAGATACACAGTTGTTGGTACTATGAATGCAGGTAAAGTTACTGCTGATGTAGTAGAAACAATCGGTGACGGTCAAAAGTACTATGCTTCTGGCTTTACCGTAGCTTAATAAGGAGAATCTATGCCTATTTACAGAGCTAAAATCAAGTGTTTCGTTGGTCAAGCCATGCGAGAACCTGATGAAGAGTTTGAATACAACGGAGAGTTTAATAGTAATATTGAATTAGTTGGTGGAACTGAATCTGATCTACCTGTGGCGTCAAACACAACCGTACCGTCAGAAGATGTTCAGCCAACTACTCAATCAGTTGATTATCAATCAATGACTAAAGCAGAACTCGAAGTGTTTGGTCGTACTATCGGTATTGAACTAGATAGAAGACAAACTAAAGAAACTCTTATTAGTCAACTTGTAGAAGCAAATAAGTAGGCATTGGTTATCTTATTTACTTACTGGGGGCTAGTAGTAATACTGCTAACCTCCTCTTTTTTTAGGAGATGTTATGGCAACTGAAGTAGATATTTGCAATCTTGCCCTAGCTCATTTGGGTGATGATGCAACAATAGCTTCAATAAATCCACCAGAAGGATCAGCACAAGCTGAAAAAGCTGCACGTTTTTATCCTATAGCTAGAAACAATTTATTAGAAATGCATACTTGGAGCTTTGCTTCAAAACGTGGAAATTTAGCATTAACTACAAATAGCCTTGATCAATGGGATTATGCATATGTAGCACCTGCGGATATGATGACTGCTGTTGCAATTATATCTCCTTCTTCACAAAACGATTACGCTACAAGAATGTCTGCTGGTGATACTCCCGGTAATTTAACAGCAAACTTTGCACCAACAATTGTAGCTGGACAATATACACCACAACAATTTGCATTAGAAGGTGATTTAATATATACCAATCAAGAAAATGCTATGTTGCGATATCAAGCATATATAACTGATTCATCATTATTTTCTCCTTTATTTGTTACTACATTGTCATGGCACTTAGCATCAATGTTGGCAGGGCCAATAATAAAAGGTGATCAAGGTATGGCAGAAGCAAAACGTAGTACACAAATGATGCAAGGATATTTAACGCAAGCAAAACAATCAGACAATTTGCAAAGAGACATAACTGTAGAACATATAGTACCTTGGACTTCTGGGAGGTAATCTATGCCTGTAACACGCAGTTTTAAACAATCTTTTTCTGGAGGGGAAATATCACCAGAAATGTTTGGTCGTATTGATGATTCAAAATTTCAACAAGGCGCAGCACAAATGCGTAATTTTATTGTTAAACCACAAGGGCCAGCACAAAATAGACCGGGATTTGCATTTGTAAAAGAAGTTAAAGACAGCACAAAAAAAGTAAGATTAATGTCTTTTACTTTTTCTACTGTGCAAACAATGGTTATAGAAATGGGTAATCAATATTTTAGATTTCATACACAAGGTGCAACATTAAACTACAGCAATGGAGCAGCATGGAATAGCGGTACAAATTATGTAGTAGGAGATATAGCTTTATATAACAATGTTAATTATTACGCTAAAACTGCACACTCTAATAGTCAACCACCTAATGCAACAAATTGGTATGCATTACCTGCTGACATGACATATGAAATACCATCACCATATTTAGAAGCAGAATTATTTGATATACATTATGTGCAATCTGCTGATGTTATGACAATTGTGCATCCTAATCATGCGCCTAGAGAATTAAGAAGACTTGGTGCAACAAAATGGGAACTTAAAACTATTAATTTTGGTAGTCCTATTGCATCTCCAACTAATGTTTCTGTAACTGCATATATACCAAGTTCAGCTAGTGTAAACGTAGATACTTATGAAGCACACGAATATGTAGTTACATCTATTGGTAGTAATCTTATAGACGAAAGCGCACAATCTACTTCTGCATCTGTTGACAATAATATTTTTGTTACTGGAGCAAAAAACACAATTTCATGGAATGCAGTTAGTGGTGCTGCTAGATATAGAGTGTATAAAGAACAAGCAGGTGTATATGGATTTTTAGGAGAAACAACAAGTACATCAATTATTGACGCAAATATAGCACCAGATTTTTCTAGAACACCACCTGTTTACGATAATCCATTTCCTAGTTCTAATAATTTTCCGGGTGCTGTTTCTTATTTTGAGCAACGTAGAGTTTTTGCAGGTACAAATAATGATCCGCAAACTATATATATGACAAAGTCAGGCACTGAAAGTAATATGTCTTTTGGTATACCTATACGAGATGATGATCGTATTAAGTTTAGAGTTGCTGCTCGTGAAGCCAATACTATAAGGCATATTGTTCCATTAACACAATTACTATTGCTTACAGGGTCAGCAGAGTGGCGTATAGCATCTGTTAATAGTGACGCTATAACACCTACTTCTATATCAGTTAAACCACAATCATATGTTGGTGCTAATAATGCACAACCAGTGATTGTAAACAACAGTATGGTTTATGCTGCTGCTCGTGGTGGTCACGTTAGAGAGTTGGGTTATAACTGGCAAGCTAACGGATTTATTACAGGTGATTTGTCTTTGCGTGCGCCACATTTGTTTGATAATAAAACAATAATAGATATGGCATTAGCTAAAGCACCTTTGCCAATTGTTTGGATGACAAGCAGTAGTGGTCAATTATTAGGATTTACATATGTACCAGAACAACAAGTAGGTGCATGGCATACTCACGATACAGATGGCACTTTTGAAAGCGTAGCAAGTGTTTCTGAAGGAAATGATGATGTTATTTATTGCGTTATAAAAAGACATATAAATGGTGCAGACGTAAAATATATAGAACGCATGGGTACAAGAATTTACGAAAAAGAACGTGATAGTTTTTTTGTTGATGCAGGTGCAACTTACAATGGCACTAATACAAATACAGGTCAAAACGTAACTATATCTGGCGGTACAAATTACGCAAAAGGTGAAAGTGTTACTATAACTGCTAATTATAATTTATTTAATGCACCGCCTAGTCTTGATGATGTAGGTGATGCAATTGTTATAGACGATGTAAACAATAATATTTATTTTCGCTGTGATATTGTATCTACTACAAGTCAAACACAAGCTACAGTAAAATTAGATAAAGATTTACCACCGCATTTGCGTAATGTGGCTATAACAACTTATGAAGTTGCTAGAAATATAGTATCAGGAATTACTTGGTTAGAAGGTAAAACAGTAAGCATATTAGCTGATGGTGCTGTACATCCACAACGTACAGTATCTAGTGGTTCTATTACGTTAGACCGTGCAGCTAGTGTTGTTCATGTAGGTTTGCCATACGATAGTGATTTAGAATCTTTACCTTTAGCATTGCAAGCAGAAGCATTTGGCCAAGGTCGTGTTAAAAATTTAAGTCATGTATGGTTGCGTGTTCTTGAATCATCAGGTATTTTTGCAGGGCCTAGTGCAAGTAAATTAGTAGAAGCAAAACAACGTACTACTGAACCATATGGATCACCACCTAATTTAAAAACAGAAGATATAAAAATTATGTTAACGCCTTCATGGCAAGACAATGGTCAATTATTTGTACGACAATCTGATCCATTACCATTAACAGTTATAGGACTAACATTAGAAGTAGCTATAGGTGGATAGTGTAACCGTAAACAGATATAGTGTATGTATATTAGAAAAATAAGTAGTTGTTGAGGTTATGGCAACAGATTGGAATAAAGTAGGCGGTATTACTTCTATAGCTGGAACTGTAGGAGGAATGATCGGTTCTTATTATGCTGCGGAAACAGAAAAATTTAAATATAAATCGATGGCTCTTAGTTATGAGCATAAAAAAGATATGGCTAAAATTAATAGCCGTATGTTAGAAACACAAGTAAGACAAATAGGAAGAGCATATAACAGACAGATGATGATAAAAACTATGGCAGCAGGTCAACGTAAAGGTAGAGCTACAGCAAGTGCAGCAGCAAGAGGTGGCAGTTTAGGCTATGGCAGTACAGCAAATCTATTTGCTAGTGCAGAAATAATGAAAGAAATAGACAAAATTACAATGAATACTAATAAAGTACAAGCAATGAATGAAACAAGAATGCGTAAAGTAAATATGGATATTAGAGGAACAATGCTTGGTGTGTCACAAGCAGGGGCATTGGCTAACGCATCTACTGTAAGTCCATTTTTAAATATGAGTAGTACGTTATTAACTGGTATTGGTGATATTGCTAAAAACCAATATTTTAAAGGTTAATTATGGCTACAGTACCTTTTCAAAACACACCAACAGAACAGCTTAGAGTTGGGTCAGCACCACAATTTAGTGCAACAGAAGTACGTCCTATGGACGATACAGTTACTGATGATATACAAAGATCTAGTAAAGCATTAAGTCAGTTTGCACAAATAGCAAAGGGATTACAAGATGAAAGAGATGATGCACATTCTAAAGAGTTACATACTGAATATCAATCAAGAGCATTAGAAATTGAAAATACATATTTACAAACAGAACTTGGTAATGCTGTAAAAGTAGTTGATTATGAAGACGATGGCACTACACCTATTACTGCATATGATGAAAAAGTAAAAGAATTAAATGCGTTAAAAGAAGAGATAGCAGAAAGAGCAGAAAATAAAAATCAATTAGCAATATTTAATGAGAAGTCATCAGCAACAATATTATCTTCAACTAACCGAATGAGTAAACATTCGATAGCTGAAGGATCTAAACACGCAAACAACGCAGCTATTGCTGATATTAATAATTCAATTACAGAAACTGGGTTGTCTGTAGATGATTTTAATATGGGTGAAAATAGTGAATATGTTAAAAATTTACTTGCTCTCGATGTAAAAATAAAAAATTATGCAGAATCTAAAGGTATGGATTTTGTTGGTGATTCAAAAGGTAGTACAGAAGATGGCCCAACTTATATAAATATTAGAAATGGATATTTAAACCAAGTACATGATGCATCTATAGGAAAATTATTAATTAATAATGAATATCGTAAAGCTGCTGAATATCTAGAATTTCATAAAGGTAATGGAACTATTGCAGAAGGACAAATAAGCAAACATATGAAAACAATACAAACTGGTTTAAACAAAGAAAATGGAGAAAATATTGCAAAAAATATAATAGATGGAAAAAATATTAATTCAAATGATGGTGGTTTTACTAGTTCTGCACAAGTAATAACCTCATTAGAAGGTAGCAATAATGCTACTAACAGTAATGGTTTACAATACGTTGAAGGTAATACAAAAGAAATTAATATACTAAATTTAGAAAAATTGCAAAAAGAATCTAAATATTATAAAGAAGGTGCAACTGTATCATTACCGAATGAACATCGCACAACACATTTGTTTTTAACAAAAGAACTTGGCGTACAAAAAGCAGATAGTTTATTTACTAAAGCAAATACATTATTGAAAGAAGAAGGCTTTGTTATAGATAAAGAAAAAATGAAAACTGATTCTGCTTACGCAGCAGAAGTAAATGCAAAATTAATGGAAAAAATTGTAGGTTTAGGCAAAGAAGAGTTAGGTAAAAAATATGACGAAGGTGATCAATTAGATCTTTATTCTAAGGATCTAGATACTGTTGTATCAAAAATAGATTACACATATAAAGATACACAGCAACCATCAATGCGTGTTGATGAAAATGGTGTATTTAATTTAGAAGATGCTCTTGTATTTGCTAGAGAAAATATAAAAAATCCAAACGTGTTGGAATATGTAGAAGCTAATTTAAAAGATAAACATTCTGAACTTACAGACTTTGCAGAAGAAAACTATAAAACAGAAATACTAGGCCCTGCGGAAGAATTAGCATATGCAAAACCCGGTGGTTGGATAGATATTAAACCAGAAGTTTGGAATCAATTAAAAGTTAAAGACCAAGAAAATTTACAAAAAGGTTTTTCTAAAACAACAGATAGAAATACTATTATTGCTATAGAAACAGGAGAAATAAATATTTTTGATGAAAAAGCAGAAAATTATCAAAGTTTAGAATCATTAAGGTATTTGATGACAGAAGCTAAATATGAAGAATTAGCGTTAGAAGTTGCAGGTGTAAAATCTGGTAGTGGTAGTGGCAGTTCTCTTAGTGGCAGCGTATCTGTTGATAAAGATATGTTTGACAAAAAATTAGCAAATTATAAATTTGAAACTAAGGTAGATTTGTTAAAAAATAAAGGTAAAGAAGGAGATGATTATTTAGATATAAAAGATGCTTTAAAAAAAGAAATATTTAGATTTGAAAAAGAAAACAAAGTAAAGCCTAATTACGAACAAAAAGAAGCATTATTGGACAAAGTTTTAGCAGATAAAGTATTTCTTGCAGGTAAAGGTAGATTTAGACCAGTACCAATAAGTGCAGTTGACCTTAAAGACCAGAAAAAAGTATATGTCAAAGTAGGCGGTAAACGTATTTTTATGAAAGATATACCAGATGCTCAAGAAAAAGAAATTGTAAAGTCAATTAGAAATGCTGGATTACCTGTGACACAACAAAGAATTGCAGAGTATTGGGTAGAGGCAGGTATGCCAAAAACTGATTCTTTAGTAGAAACTACACAAGGTATTGGACAA